TTCAGAACAACAGTTCAAAGTTGAGTTTGAATGCGAATTCTTAGGTTCTGTAGATACTCTTGTTAATCCAAGTAAACTCAAGACCTTAGTATACAATGATCCAATTAAAAGAAATAAAGGTCTTGATATCTACGAGGAACCGATAGAAGAACATAATTATTTGATGACAGTTGATGTTGCCCGTGGAATTGGAAATGATTATTCTGCTTTTGTAATTTTTGACATTACTGAGTTTCCTTATCGTATTGTCGGTAAGTATAAAAACAATGAAATCAAACCGATGTTATTTCCAAGTATCATACATGAAGTAGCAAAAGGTTACAATGATTCTTGGGTTATAATTGAAGTTAATGATATTGGTGACCAGGTAGCAAATATCCTTCACTTTGATTTAGAGTATGACAATATTCTCATGTGCTCTATGAGAGGTAGAGCAGGGCAAATTGTTGGTTCGGGATTTAGTGGTAAAAAATCTCAGTTGGGAGTTCGAATGACGGCATCCGTCAAAAAACTTGGATGCTCAAATTTGAAAACTCTGATTGAAGATGATAAATTGATAATTTATGATTATGATATTATTTCAGAACTAACAACTTTCATACAAAAAAATAGATCCTTTGAGGCAGAAGAAGGATGCAATGATGACTTAGCAATGTGCTTAGTTATTTTTGCATGGCTTGTTGCCCAAGACTATTTTAAAGAGATGACAGATAATGATATAAGGAAGAGAATTTATGAAGAGCAAAAAAATCAGATAGAACAAGACATGTCGCCTTTTGGATTTCTTTCTGATGGTTTGGATGATATGGAAAGTATTATTGATAGAGACACTGGAGATCGTTGGATGATTGCAAATAAATCAAACAGACAGGAAACTTTAGAAATATGGAATGTTGATGAATATGGTGACAGGTCCTACATGTGGGATTACATGTAATGGACTTGGATAAAGAAATAGAATTAGAACATTTATTATTTTTTGATAGAAGATGTAAGGCGTGTGGAAAAGTTAAAAATTTACTAGAAGACTTTTATTTGACTCGTAAGGATAGAGGTTCTTTCCCATCTGCATATTCTTATGAATGTAAAGAGTGTACTGTAAAAAGAATTACAGAAAGTAGAAAAAAATCGAAACCAAAAGATAAATGGGAATATCCTGACTGGTGACTATGTTCACGCATGGCTTCCCCATTCAAAATAGACTTTTTAATAAATAATTTCAGATAATTCTGGATAGCACGGAGAATAAAGATGCCTATAAATTTAGCATCTCCTGGAATTGTAGTAAGAGAGGTTGATCTTACTAATGGAAGGATAGATCCAACCTCAGATAAAACTGGTGCAATCGTAGCACCTTTTGCCAAGGGTCCTGTTAATTTACCAACTCTCATCACAAATGAGCAAGAGTTGCTTAACACCTTTGGAAAGCCATACTCAATCGATAAGCACTATGAGCAGTGGTTAACCGCTTCATCATACTTGGCATACGGTGGAGCACTAAGAGTCGTTAGAGCATCTGGAACATCACTAACCAATGCTTTAGCTGGAACGGCATCTAGTGTAACAATCAATAGCCTTGATGACTACACTAATAAGCAATATGATGAAAATACCATTCCTAATGTTACGATTGCTGCCAAGAACCCAGGTTCATGGGCAAACGGTCTGAAGGTTGCCCTCATTGACTCAAGAGCAGACCAAATCCTGACTGGAATCAGTACGGCAGGACTTGCTGTTGGATATGGTGTTACCCAAGGTCTTGATGGCAAGACTGAAATCGGAGCTGGAACAACATCTTCCTTAACTGGATTCACACTGAGAGGAGTTGTTACTGGTATTGGTCAGAGCACCGTTAGTGTCAAGATTCAAAGCAAAGTTTCATCAGCATCGGTCGTAACTCCAGTTGAATACACACCAAATGGAGTTTATGCATTTAAAGATAGTGGCTCAGTTGGTTTCCACACAAATGGTTCAACCGTAGCATATGCATCATCTTCTTATAGTGCAACATCAGACTGGTTCGACAATCAAAATATTGTAATTTCCTCTGCTGGAATTACAACTGTAACAATTGCATGGAATGCGATTGCAAACAGACCTGGTACAACTTCTTATGCAGAAACAAGAAACGCTAGACATGATGAGATTCATGTTGTTGTAATTGACGGTACTGGAGAAATCACTGGCACTGTTGGAACAATTCTTGAGAAGCATCTTTCACTTTCGAAAGCAAAGGATGCAGAATTCTCGGTAGGTTCACCTTCATACTGGAGAAGATATCTTGCAGACAATTCTGCTTATGTCTTCGGTGGTGGACAACCTGCTGGAATTGTTACTACTGGTTTCAGTAGCGGATTTACTCTCCAGGCTGACAATTCATGGGACCAAGATGCAGAGGGCGTTATCTTCTCAGCAACTGGAAATAACACATTAACTCTTGAAAAAGGATACAACTACGACTATAGCAGTGGAATTACAACTGCTGGTGCTCTAAGTTCATCCATTGCAGATATTGCTGGTGGATATGAGTTATTTGAAAATACTGAGCAGTATGATATTGATTTCCTAATTATGGGCTCTGCAGGATATGGTAAAGAGCAAGCACAAGCACTGGCAAACAAACTAATTGCAGTTGCTGAAATCAGAAAAGATGCCATTGCATTCATCTCTCCTTACAGAGGTGCATTCCTTACGGAAACTGCAGTTGGAAGTGCTACTGTAAACTCAGCATCAACAATCACTGATAATGTACTTAGTTTCTATGCTCCACTAACATCTTCATCATATGCTGTATTTGATAGTGGGTATAAGTACATGTTCGATAGATTTAACAATACATTTAGATATGTTCCACTGAATGGAGACATGGCTGGTCTATGTGCCAGAAATGATATCAACAACTTCCCATGGTTCTCACCAGCGGGAACTTCTAGAGGAACAATCCTGAATGCAATTAAACTTGCATACAACCCATCCAAGGCACAGAGAGATCGTCTCTACTCTGCAAGAATCAATCCAGTAATCTTCTCACCTGGTTCTGGAATCATTCTGTTCGGTGATAAAACTGCTCTCGCAAGAGCGTCTGCATTTGACAGAATCAATGTTCGCAGACTATTCCTCTATCTTGAAGATGCAATCTCGGCAGCCGCTAGAGATCAACTCTTCGAATTCAACGATGAAATTACAAGAACTAACTTTGTAAATATCGTTGAACCATTCCTCCGTGATGTACAAGCTAAGAGAGGAATCTTTGATTATGTTGTTGTTTGCGATGAGACAAACAACACTGCTGCTGTCATTGACGCGAATGAGTTTGTTGCTGACATTTACATCAAACCTGCTCGTTCTATCAACTTCATCGGACTAACCTTCGTCGCCACCAGAACTGGTGTTGCTTTTGAAGAAGTAATCGGTACTGTTTAATTAACTTAGAGGTTTTAAAACTATGGCTACCAGAACCCAATTAAATCCACCCCCATTAAGAAAGATTACCGATTTCAAGAGTAAGCTAACTGGTGGTGGTGCTAGAAGTAATCTCTTTGAGGTTGTACTTTCTTTCCCAGATATTGCTCCAGCAAGCTCAGAAGTTCTTGACAAATCAAGATTCTTAGTTAAGGCAGCAAATCTACCTGCTTCAAACATTTCTGATGTTACCGTTCCATTCAGAGGTCGTGTTCTTCATGTTGCTGGTGACAGAACCTTTGATAGTTGGACAATCACCGTTATCAACGATACTGATTTTGCCATCCGCTCGGCATTTGAAAAGTGGATGAATACAATCAACAGAGTATCTGATAACACTGGTTCAACTGATCCTGCATCTTATCAAGCAGATGCATATGTCTATCAGTTGGATCGTAGTGGAGAAACTCTGAGAGCATATCATTTCTATGATATTTTCCCAACGAACATTGCCCCAATCAACCTTTCATATGATACTGAAGGCATTCAGGAATTTACGGTTGAGATGCAAGTTCACTGGTGGGAAGCTGTCAAGGGCAATGCTCCTCAAGCTGGTGGAGAAGACATCAACTAAATAATAGAATACTAGACAAATTCAAGTTATAAAATGGCGAAACTTTTTGGTTTTTCGATTGAAGATTCAGAACAAAAATCCAAATCCATAGTATCCCCCGTCCCTCCTAATAACGAGGACGGGGTTGATTTCTATCTCCAATCTGGATTTTATGGGCAATATGTTGACATAGAAGGAGTATATAGAACTGAGTTTGATTTAATCAAAAGATATCGTGAAATGGCTTTGCACCCAGAATGTGACAAAGCCATTGAAGATGTTGTAAACGAAGCAATCGTTAGCGATTTGTATGATTCTCCTGTAGAGATTGAATTATCAAATTTAAATGCTAGCGATAGATTAAAGACTGCAATTAGAGAAGAATTTAAATATATCAAAGAGATTTTAGACTTTGATAAAAAGTGCCATGAGATTTTCAGAAATTGGTATGTTGAT